ATTGTCTAATGCTGGGTCAGATGACTTGGAACCTAAGTACCTATCATCAAATGCATCGTAACTTGCTGCGGCAGCAGCAGCACTTGCTGCAGCACTGGTAGCAGAACCCAAGATACCGTCAACGTAATCCTTTGTAGTTGCATCAGTTGATGCAGTTGGAGTTCCTAAAGAAGTAATCTTGTTTGAACCCATATCAATGGCACCAGTCATAGTGCCACCAGCCAAGGCTAGTTTGGTTGCTATGGAGTTAGTAATTGTAGTTGAGAAGTTAGGGTCATCACCTAATGCTGCAGCCAACTCATTTAAGGTATCTAAAGCACCAGGAGCAGCATCTACTAAGTTACTTACAGAAGTATCTACATAACCCTTAGTAGCAGCATCTGATGATGCAGTTGGTGTACCTAAGCCAGTTACCTTGTAGCCACCTGCTGCTAAGTCTGAACCTAAAGTAGCACTGCTTACAGTTCCACCACTGATGGTTGGAGTATTTACAGTTGGACTTGTTAGAGTCTTGTTAGTTAAAGTTTGAGTATCTGTAGTACCTACAACAGAACCAGTTACTCCGTGTACTCCGCTTGATGCAGAAGTGTGAGCAGAAACTGTTGAAGCATCTGCCTTGAGTGCATCTGCAGTATCTACATAACCTTTGGTTGCTGCATCTGCAGAATCAGTTGGAGTACCTAGACCAGTAACTTTGTTAGTTCCCATTGCTAGGTTGCCAGTCATACTGTCGCCAGCCTTAGCAACCTTACCGTTGTCTAGTGCTGCAATGTCAGATACTAAGTTAGTAACTGCAGTCTGAGGGATATTGCTGAAAGTATTATCAGCACCACTCATAGTCTTGTTAGTTACAGTTACTGAGTTAGATACTGTTAAGGCTTGAATAGAACCCTGTTGCAAAGTGGTTGCATCAACTACACCACCTGAAATGGTTCCTGAGTTAGTAGCCGTACCAGAAATGGTTGGGCTAGATAAAGTCTTATTGGTTAAAGTCTGAGTGTCAGTGGTTCCTACTACACTGCCAGTAGTTCCGTGTACGGCACTGGTAGCGGCTCTGTGGGCTGCGGCAAGCCTCAAGTCCTCGCCGATAGCCATATGGCGAACCTTAGCTCCAGAGGTGTGGGTCTTGGCTGTAGAGCCATCGTGACCGCGAGTAACTGTTAGTGTGTTACCACTTACTGCAGTTACCTTTACGATTTCTTCGTTAGATGTTTCAGGGTCAATTACTACTATGAAGTCGTTAGATGCGGATACGTCTGCATCATTGATACCACCTAGTAGGTTGCTCGCAGAGATAACATCAATGCTGGTTGCAACAGTTGTTAGCGAACCTACGACATCTGTCTCTAATGATACGCTGGAAAATTTTCTAGACATTGGCTACCTTATATTGTGTAGTGAACACGGACTGGATGTTTGCCATTTTGCTTGGCTGATTCTTCTTGCAATCTTTGTTGATACAAAGCAAGCAAGTATCTGGCAGTATTCGTACCAGAACCGAACTGACGTGTGCTGTCGTTCTGGTCTGCCTCTGGTGCGACAAAGTTCAAACGACCTGGGTCAATGAATGACACCATACGATATGCAGCACCATAAACAATCACGTCTCTTGATGATGCTGGTAAACCTGTAACTGTAGTAAATACATCAGAACCACTTGATAGTTCTGTTGGTTCTTTACCATAAACAACTTGAACAGTTCTTCCTGGAACTATGCCATCATAGATACTAATGCTATTACCATTTGCATATTCAGATGTACTTGCCATTGGGTCATGACGCCACTTACGAACTGGAATCCATTCACCTGATGGACCAACAGAATCCCAACTTACTGCAAGAACTGTATCGGCTGCAATTGGTAAAGAGTATGTAGTTTGAGCAGGGTTAGCAGTAAAGGTAGTAGAAGCAACACCATAGATATTTGGAAAGACAGCCTTGATGGTATCGTTAATTGCACGCTTAACAGATAACTTAGGAAAACTTGGGGCAAAGGTAACTTTGGCATTAGTGTCATGGCTTGCTGCAGTTGTTCCCCTATATCCTCTACCAAATGGTGAGATGACTGCAGAGCGGTCAGTACGGTCAACAGAATCTAAATGTATAAGTTCTTCATCAATCTCAACAACACCCTTGCCTATGTTCTCACCATTGGCTAAAGCAATAGATAGGTCTGTTGAATTAATACCAGCAGTAAGATATGTAGTTCTGTCTTGACGTAGGGTAAAGCCCTCAAGATTAATAAGAACTTCTTCTACTAGTTCGTTAAATGTAGTCACTTAGATTTCCTTGCTATTGCAGCGTTGTCTACTAGGTTTGGATATTTTCTGCCAGCCTTTTTTGCTCTAGCCCTAGCAGCCCTAATCTGTGCTGGTGTAAGTTTTGTTGATTTCTTCTTTGGATTCTTTTTATCCCAAAATGCTTTAGCCATTACCATTTCACCTTGTCTGCCCAATATGCTGCTGACATCTTACCTTTAGCAATGTTCTTAGCATGACGTGCTTTAAAAGACCTTTGTCTTGCGGTTGGCTTTCTGTCCCCAGTAACACCTTGTTGTCCAAAGCGGATTGTCTTAACCTTATTGCCAACCTTGGCTACAACTACGTGTGATTTAGTTGAGTGGCTAGGAGTCCGCTTTGGCTTATTAAAACCAGAGACCCCAGCCCTTTTGAGTCTTGGGTCTTTAGCCATTATTTCTTAGGCTTCCGTGGTGTTGCTTTAGTTGATTTTGATACAGGAATCTTTCCACCTTGCAATGGTAAAGGATTACTTCCTGTTGGTTTCATTGGAACTTTCATTCCTTCGTGGTTATAGTTTGCGTAATTGCATCCACATGTTGAGCACATATTAACTTCCTCTAACTTTTCTTAGTCTTGGATTTTTCTTCTTTGCTGCAGCAGATGCCCTACGACTACTTGCTGCCAAGATTGCACCAGCACGCTCCATTGGAATACCTTGCTTCTTAGCAATCTTCTTTTGCACAGCCTTGAATCCAGGATGCTTTGCTGTCTTCTTAGCCATGTTACTTCTTTTTACCCATTTTCTTCATTGACTTCTTTGGCATTTCTTTTTTCTTCATCATGTCCATCTTCTTAGACATTTTTTTCTTACCCATACTCTTGCCGTACATATTGCTCCTTATTGATTACCGTAGGCTGTGCCTGTTTTTTCTGATATATCTATTGCCCTGCGTATATCTTTAGTCTTTGTAGAGTCAGGCTGAATGCCTTGTGCTCTAGCACTTCTGTATAACGCAAGTTCGTTGTCCCACTTTTTTTCTTTAGTCAAGTCAAGACCAGATGCACTCTTAGCCCAACCAACTTTTAAGTTGGCTGCCTTAAGACACTCTCCCCACGTTGCGTGGTCTTTTGTTGGGCATCCGCTTCTGCACGCCATCGTTCCCCATCTTCTCTTCTATGACACTTAAAGTCGTTTCAATTCTTTGTACTGCATCTTTAAGTGATGAGCCACCATTATGTGATAGTTCACCATCAAGGCGATTGAGTCTCTCCATAACTCCAGGTGTTCTGCCCCTACCTGGCTCAGCCTCTTCGCCTTCCCAATCTCTTCTAAACTTTTCTAACCAATCAGATATGTCTTTAGTTCTTTTTACTATTGGAGAAAAAACACGACCAACAAGTACAATCAAACCCAGTACTGCTGTCGCTACTGCGATAACTTCTAGTGCTGTCATTCGAAGTTAGCCTCCGTAATACCGATGCCAGCATCAATGAGCGAGGTTTTCGTCGCTTCAGAAACTTCATATTCATGTCCCCCTGCATAGTATTCACTAGCAGATTCTATCTCGTCTGTTGATGGAACTCGCCTAGTTACATATGTTCCACTAATCTTTAAAACACTTACACCTCTAGTGTGCTTGTATCTGTAGAACAGACCAAAGCCTGCTGGGGCTTCTTCAACTGTTGGTGGAAAAAATAATGGCAAGTTAACTCCTAATAAGTGTAGCCCCTACATGGTGTGTGCAGGGGCTACGAGTGAATCAATTAAGCAGCGTTAATGCTGGATGAAGATTCAATACGGTACAAGGCTTCTTCGCGGTAACGCTTCCAACCTAATACGCCGTACCATCCAATTGGACGTAGACGCATTAACTTGTCAGTTACGTTTCCGATTACTACGTGTGGCTCTTCAGCAACGGCTTCAGCCAATGCTTGTTGTCCAGCAAGTAGGGTACGGAATGCACGAGCCGATGAAGCACCATCGGTTGCGTTGTACATACGTGGGGACTCAATGAAGTAAGCACCTTCAAAGGTTCCGATTTCACCAGCCCAGATTTCGGCATTGCTCTGGTACTCGTGTGGCAAACGCCAGGCACCTGAACCAGTCTCTGCACGAAGGTCGTGTGAAACTTCTGGGTGAATTGCACACCAGTAGAGGCTACCCTTGCGAGGTACAGCCTTTCCTGCACGCAACTTGGCAACAGCCTTGCGAATATCAGCAGCAGAGATAACATCTTCTGCAGCAATTTCGTTGGTTGCGGTTGGAGTTGATGCTCCACCAGTTGCAAAGATGACGTTGCTTCCACCACGTAGTTCGGTTTGAACTAGTTCGTCAATGGAATCTGCCATGTTGAATGCAACGATGTTTGCAATCGCTGGGTCTACATCTGCTAGTGAGAATAGTTGTAGTTTGCGAGTGGTTAGTACAGCATTACCGTATTCGTTAAGAGTTACGGTAACGGCACTTGGGCTACCAATCGCTACTGAATCAGGGTCAACTTGCTCGGATAGAGCAGTGGTTGCCTTTGCTAGGTCGTTGTAAATCTGAAAGACTACAGACGAACCTGGCATTGCTTGTCTTGCTGGACGCTTGTCAGCAACTGAACGCAATAATGGTTGTGAGCGAAGTGCAAATTCTACAAGACGGTCGTAAGCCTTTTGTACAAGACCTGCTCCATTAGATGGAGTAAAAGTACCTACGTTGTCATTGCTTGAATATGCACCGCCACCAAGACCACCATTGGTTGCTGCAGTGCCGCCAGAAAGAGCGGTATATGCATTAGCCATTTATATGGTTTTCCTTATCTTAGTTATCGTCAGATACTCCATTAATCATTGCGAGAATTTCTGAAGCATCTGTTGCTTGGTCGATGCGAAGCATCATGTCATCCATACCGATAGGAGTTTGTCCTGATGCGGCAATGGTGTCAATTTGTCGAAGGGTTGCTAAATCTTGAGGAACTTCTTGTTTCTCAAGAGTTATACCAAATACATCTGCATTTTCTTTTACCCAGT